CGCAAAAAAGGACGGGCGGCCATCTTGGTCGTACCGAACTCAATGAAGCGCCAGTACCAGGCATCCTGCGAGAGATTTTTCTTTTTACCTTGCAGGCGATACTTCTTTCCGTGACGAACTGTGACAAAGAATGTCTGACGGGTCAGGCTCGATAGCTCAGGAATATGCTTCATGATGACGGAACGCTTCAAGGTACCGGGTGGTGGCTGATTGGGAATAGCTTCAGCGGCTTTCGGTGCGCGAGATTTAGCCTCATCACGTACCACCTTCGCGCCAACATACACGGCATTACGAAGTCCATTTTTTGCTACACGCGCGGGTAACTGGTTTAATAGTTTCACTAACTCTGCCGCACCCTTTATCTGCATGCGTTCAAACTTAGCCATCATCGATTCCTTCTGATGCATAGAGAGTGACAATAACTTTTTTCTCATCCTCGTTAATACCACCGTGTATTTTGAATATACGACTCTTATACATCGCTCGGTAATTCGACAGATCTCGCAAGTCAGAAAAAAGAGGCAGATAACGTACCGTTATTTCATGCGTGATTTCTGTCGAAATGCGTTGCGAAACAATGAGATTGCGTGCAGAGATCGGAGTGATGCTGGCCCATACGGTTTTGACCGGCAGCCAAGTACGCGAAGGAGCACCGAGCGCATCGATCGTAGTTGTTGCGCGTTGCAAAGCAATTCGATGAATCAACTGGCCAGCGGACACAACTGTCATACCCAAGCAACTCGGTAAGGATCAAGCAAGCCGTCCACAAACGGCAAGGGATCGATGCGACCACGCATTAAGACCGACATCTCTTCCCGATGCGCATAGAGACTGCCAATTCGCAGCTTGATCCAACTCTTAATGCCTGCAGGAACCGCCGCTGCGGCGCCATATCCAGCATCGAACATCACGGTGACCGAACCAATCTGCGGCAAGGTTGGTGGCCACGTCTTACCAAATACAGGTGTGATACGTGCAGGTTCACACGCTGCATCCACCACATAGTCAGCTGGGGATAACGTTTGAATGCTCCCATTCATGTCGAGATACTGGATACCCACGACAGACTGAACCGGGCACTTTGAAACCACAATTGCGTGGCTAGGAAAACTAAATGATGCGGCATGGTGAGCGCCCATCATTGCGGCCCCAGGAAAAGCATCCAGCACGAGCTTCCATCGTGCAGTGATCATCTGCCTTCCGGTAAGGGTCTCTGCTGCCTGGCGAGCCGCAATGATGAGTGTGCTGATGAGCGCATCGTCATCGTCACCATCCACCCGCAAGTGGAGCTTGGCTTCGGCAAGCGACACCGGCTCCTCTGAGGGTGGTGTGACGATTTGCATTGCCATCGCTTAGACGATCTGCACCACTGCTGACTGATTAGCGGTGTCTGCTGGTAGAACTCGTGGCGTAATTCCAAGAATCTGTGCAGAAGTTAAACTCGCAGCAACGCCCACAGTCAATGACAGCCGAAGAAAGCCAAACCCATTGGTAATGTCTAACTCTTCAGGCCTGACATTAATGAGCACTTGTTTGTTATCACCAGTCGCTTTGACTATCTGCGTGATCGCCTTAGCACTGATATCTTTTGCACTCGCACCAGTCGCATCAATTGCCTGTTGAAGTTTGGCATCGACAGTCGCTCCCGTCCCAAGCACTCCAGTCTGAATGACAGCTAACAGGCTGTGATGATTGCCTGATGAAATCCATCCGGTAGAGACCGTGCTAGCTGCCTGGCTTGAAGGATCCAGCGTGGCGAGGATCGCGACTAATTCGCTACCCTTTGCATTTGGAAACATAGTTATTCTCCTTAAGTCTTGGGGCGATCAACGCGCACCCAGTTGAATAAACGGGGACATCGACGCAGTACCCTTAGCAGGTGTAATTGGTGTGGCAATCTTGGACTGCCCATCCATGCGGAAAGTGGTCCTAAATGCCGTTAGATCTGCGTCGAAATAAAGATGCATGGAGGTTGCCGTTTGCATGCCACCTGCTTTGGTGATGGTCTGGTAGTAGGACAAATCAGCCAGCAGTACGTCCCCTTGGCCTGAGAAGGTGTTCGCATGCTGTGAAACAAATACAGGTCTGCCCAGAAGGCTGCCGTAGGGAGAGATCTGAATGCCGCCGACTGACAAGCCGGTGGGGAGATAGATCGGATAGTTACCCAACGTGAGTGTGAAGAGGGCAGGGAGCACATCGTTATTGACGATCCAGACCGATTTCCCAAAACTTCCCGGTGGCAGTCGCGAAATCATCTTTGCCAGGTTTTGCGGTGTGAGGGTTTGCGTTGCCTGGTTCTGCTCTTTCGCAACGGTTACTGTAGTGCTGTTGTTCATGCAGCCCATCGGTACTCCAGTCCCTGAACCAAAGAGGATGGATTCGTTGGTTTTCCAGCGAATGGAGGTGGCGATTTTTTCTGGCAGATAGCTCGACAGGGCATTGGTGTCGTCGAGCAGCTCGTCGGTGACGGGAACGAGCGCCATCAATTTTTTAAGTCGCAAAGTAGACAGTCCCAGTACCGGTTTCGTGCTGGCCGCAGGCGTGGCTTCACCCTGCCAATACGCACGAATACCGTTGCTGCCCCAAGGCGTGGTTTCGTCTTTCGGGAAAGCCATCGTGTTACCGGTGATCTCAACGTTATCCGTCATCGGCAACAGTGAGTCTTCTCCTAATGAGAGCTGGAAGATTTCACTGGCAAATTGTGGTGGGACTAAAAAGCCACCGTCCTGGGCAGAGCCTTCATTCCCAAAATTCGCTGGAACCGCTGCGCCACGGGCTGAACCTAAGATCAAGCGTTCATCGATTGTGCTGCCGGGCTTCTGGGCTTGGCAGACGGTTTTCAAAAACTCGCCAACACTATGAAAGCCATGGGTTGGATTGCCTTCACGGTTGTCCGTCACGGAAATAATGGCTGAGGGGGTAATCGGTGCTGAATAAGCGACGTGTGCCATCTGCGCCTCTTCAGAGATCAATGCCGCTTCGCGGTCGATTGCACCGGACGCCGCTTCGATTTTCGATTTCAGCACATCAAAGGCCGACAATTCTTCGTCGGTCATGTCACGCTCTTCTGAAGCAGCAATATCAGTCAGGGTGCGTGCATCCTTGACCAGGTTGGCTTTGCGAGACTGAAGCTCGCGCAATTTATTACTCATTAGGTCTCTCCATAAATAAAAAAGCCACCCGCGTAAGGGTGGCGATTTGGGTGCGGCCTTTGGGTCGCGAGGGTTGCAGCGCTCAACGGAGCGCATAAGTCAAATTTAAATTTTTACATCAGGGCTATCGCATCACGTGCATGTTGAATACGAGGCGCTTGCGTGGATCTCAACGGGTTTGTAGTGCGCGCCTGTTTTTGCATTTTGAGCAGTACTTGATCAAAGCTGGCAACGCCATCGACCATGCCTTGTTTCATTGCAGCGTCAGCGCCTAGTACGCGACCTTGTCCCATACCTGAGATGACGTCAGAGACCGATATGTTTCTGCCCTTGGCAACCGATTGTGCAAATGCCTGGTAGTAGTCCTCCACCCGAGATTGCATGAATGCTTGAGCCTCGGAATCTAGTGGGCCGTAAGGATTGCCTTCCACTTTGTAAGTGCCGGCAGAAATTAGCGTTGTTTTGATTCCGGCGTCATCAAACGCCTTGCTGAAATCTTGATGCGCTTGCCACACGCCAATACTGCCGACTTCGCCACCAGGAGTGACGTAGAACTCGCTGGCCGAGCAACCGATCCAATAGGCAGCTGACGCTGCTAAGCTGTTGGCGATTGCAATAATGGGTTTTTGTGAACGTGCTTTAAAAATTTCGTTGGCCAATTCAGCTACCCCGTAGACGCTACCACCGGGGCTATCGATGTCGATAAGTATCTGACCGACTGATGTATCGGCCAGCAGCTGCCGAAACGCCGCCGAAAATTGTTCGGTGCTGGTACAGCCCGGACCCGAGATGTTGTCGACCATATTGCCACGCTGTGTGATGACACCGTAAAGCGGCAGCACAGCAATTCCGAGAGCAGAGTGTTCGGCTGCATATTGTTTGCGTGTAGTGCGAACCACGCGGTCTGTATTGATCTGAAACTGCACACTATCCTCAGGCTCTCGTCCATTAGACCATCGTGACAGGACACTAGCAATCGTTTGCAGGCGATCAGGCATCAGCGCCCAAGGTGTGCTTAGAAATTCTCCAAGCAGTAATGAAGGATTCATAGTGTTGTTCCCAATGTAATTAATAATTTACGCAAGGTGGTTTCGTCAGGGATGGGATCGCAGTTTTTTGCCCATTGCTTGACTAATCCGTCGCTCAGGCCCAAAGCGTCTGCAATAAGCGAAATATCGTTCACGCCGATGACGCCTTTTTTGTGAATGCGTCGTGCCAGTCGATGCGCATTCGATGAAACTAATGCGCCAAATCGCAAGCGCATATGGGCGTCAGTTGGGTTTGCTGTTTGATCGGACTCCGTCTCCGAAGCGGTATCAGAAGCAGGTGATGTGTTTTCTGTTTCAGGCTCTTGCGCATCAGACTCTTCGACCATGTTGAGTGGCCGCAGCGGCTGTTCAAGACCGGCAATAGGATTTAAGTTTTCAGCTGCTCGCGCTTCGTTACGAGTCAGCCAGCCGTTTTGGATGCCGCTTTGGTAATACGCTGAGCGGCTGGCCACATCACCACGCATCAAATTAGAAAAATCAAATTCGACTTCCAAAGCCTCGCTATCGAAAATCAAATCACGTCCGATGGCTGCTTCCCAACGCTCAGCCCAGGGTGTCATCGTGTGCATGACGAATTCCAGACTCTGTTGTTCGATATTGGAGAAGGTGGCCCGATCCAGATCCGCGATCATGTGGGGTGGTACTCTAAATAGGCGCGCAATATCCGTTATCTGAAACTTGCGTAGTTCCAGAAATTGCGCATCCTTGTTGGTGACACCCACCTCGTGGAATTTCATGCCGTTTTCAAGGACGAGTACTTTGCCCCGGTTCGCGCCAGCCTGTGCTTGCTGATAGGACTCACGAAACACCCGCTTGGCCTCTGCGTCCTTGAAGTTGCCTGGGAACTCGATCCAGCCTCCGGTGGGCTTGGCGTCATTTGCAAAAAATCGTGCGCCATAGTCTTGTGCAGCCAGAGCCATTCCCAGACTCTCGCGAGCGAGCTCAATCGGACTCATACCCAAAAGACCGTCGGACGACAACCCCCGCAGATGCCAAACTTCGCCGCGAGGCAAAATCAATTCAGTCCCTCCGGCCTGACTGATCCGGTATCGGTAGTCACCGTTGGTGAGCATCTCCAGCTTCACCCGATCTGGGTGAATGGGCAGCAATTCGGTAATTTCGCCTTTTGCATTGGCTAGAATCTGGCAGTACGCATTGCCGCGTAGCGTCAGATGCCCCTGAAGCATCTCGCGCCATTCAAACGGGTTCTGGTATCGGTTGGGCGTGCGGGCCAGCCGGTGATAAAGCCAGTGATCTTTAATACGGTCTTTGCCGCCATCGGGACGGGTTCGGTAAATTACGATAGGGAGCGATGCCATGGTTTCCGACAAGATGCGAACGCATGCATAGACGGCAGCTAAGCGCAGTGCAGCATCGGCAGACACACGCATACCGGATACACTTCTTGCCCCGGTTGGCTCAAAATAAAAATCGCCCCAGGGCGATCGGTCGGCTCGATACGCTTTGAACCGATCAAAAAAACTTAGTAATCCCATGGGTTAAAGCAGCATTAACTCGTAATCGGCGCCTAGCACTACTGCGTCACCTGGCTTGATAGCGCGGGAGAGGGCCATGATGAGTGCCACGATGCCGTCAATCTTGTTTTCTGGCCGCTCCTTGCGCGGATAAATGTTGTCTTTGACATCCAGATGCGCGACGACATTGCTGGCCATCCAAGTCAGGACCGGATCGCCGTCATGCGCGAGTTTTTTCTGGAGCACCAGCGCTTCAAGGATTTTCATGGGCTCACTGAAGTTGAGTACGGTAGGACGCACTTCAATCATTGGCAGCCCTTCGGCCTGCATCCGTGTTGATAATTGCGTCGCCTGGAACGGATCAAAAGCGACAGCCTGAATGGCAAAGCGAGAAGCCATATCGAGGAGGTCAGCCTCAATCCAACTAAAGTCAATCACATTGCCGGGTGTGACAGTCAGACGGTCTATGCGCATCCAACCTGAATACTGGCTATTGCCGGCGCCATGGACAGTGTCTTCAGGCAGGTAGTATTTGCCGAACGTTAGATACGCATCAGCAATCTCGGGATGTGCAAAGATCAGAATCAGAGCGGCGACGTCCGTTTTGCTGGCAAGATCCAATCCGATCCAGCAGGGCTGACCAATAAAGTTATCAATGTCCAAGCTGGTGTCAGCGCATGCGTCCCATGCCCGCATATCCATCCATGCCGTATCGGCATTGACCCACTCATTCAAGTGCTTGGTCTTGAAGTTGTTGACTGCGCTGGGCAGTTGCATGGCCTTAGCCTGCAGCGGTCCCAATATCTCAGGTCTGACAGAGATGCCCCAGTTGGGATTGGCCTTGATGAGTGCATTTTCACTGGTCCAGTCGTCGCCATCATCGAGGCCATAAATGATGCCGAACTGCGTGTCATCCTCGAACACGCCATCGAGCAGTTTGGAGACGAAGGTACGCACCTCGTAACAGATGCCTGCCCGGTTGCTACCAGCGGTGGTGATTACCCACAAGAGCGAGTTATCGCGTTTGCCGGTACCGGTTTCGACTACGTCGTAGACAGTGCGTGTTTTATGAGCGTGCAACTCGTCAACACAACCAAAGTGAATGTTCAGACCATCAAGAGTCGAACCTTCAGCAGAGAGAGCTTCAAATTTTGAGCCTGACGCCAGCACGTGCATGTTGTGCGCGCCGACGTTCACGGAGAACCGCGTACGAAATCCCGGACTGCGCCGAGCCATCGTTTGAGCATCGCCAAAGACGATCCGTGCCTGGTCGCGGGTGGTCGCCAGCGAGTACACCTCGGCACCGCCTTCGTGATCAGCGGCCAGCATGTAGAGCGCCACCGCTGAGGACAAGGTCGATTTGGCGTTGCCGCGCGGGACCTCGATGTACGAGCGCCGAAAACGTCGTTTGCCATCAGGTGTCACCCATCCAAACACCGTCGTCAGGATGAATACTTGCCACGGCTCCAGACTAATCGGCTCACCCGCCAGCGGCCCCTTCACGTGCGGTAAACGCTCAATGAACGCGCACAGGTTATCTGCGGGGTGAAATCCCCGACCATTCCGGTCGCTCAGCTTCGGGTTGAAGCGATACGGACTGTCTTTCCCTTTGAAGCGAGCCAGGTCGTTCAGCTGGCGCTGACAAGCCAGTTGCACCCAGCGGCAGGCCGGGATTGCACCGGAGACTACAGATTGCGCGTATTGTTTTGCTATGGCGATATAGGAAGAGTTTGCCATTGTGGAAATTTTTAGACTATTCCTGTTTGACGTTATTAACGCCATTCGGTAATATCAGGCATGCCGATACAATCCTT